TGGGCGCGACCCTTTCCACCGTCCTTGGCCTTTTCCAGGACTTCGCTTCTTGCGCTGACTGGTTCGTGGGGCACAACGTCGACTTCGACAAACTCGTCATGCAAAGCGAGTTCCATCGTGCAGGCTTGACAGACCCCTTCGAGAACAAGCTGATGTTCTGTACCATGAAGAACAGCACTGACGTGTGCTGTCTACCTGGTCCGTACGGCTTCAAGTGGCCCAGGTTATTCGAAGTCTACCAAATTGCCTTCAACGAACCACTCGTCAATGCCCACAACGCGATGGTTGACCTTCGCGCTACATGGCGGGTGTACAAGTGGTTAAAAGATAAAATTACCGAAAGGAGTTTAGTATGACTGATGAGGAAAGACTAGAGGAGGAAGATAGAAAGTACGTGAATAGCATGAACAATACTCCTCTTCGAGCACGTTCTAGAACATTGGTTCCTATTGACTACTCTTTGACAAAGAAAGAAAGAAGAAGAAAGTACATTAGGGACCGTGCTCGTTTGAAACGTAGAGAGGATCTTTACGGAGTTGACTCGAATACTTTCAGATTATTGTTGGAACAACAAAATGGTAAATGCGCTATTTGTAATGTTTATTTTGGGGACAGATTGCAGGTGGACCATTGTCACGTTACTAAAAAGATTAGAGGTCTTTTATGTAGAGGATGCAATAGTGGTATAGGCTTCTTCAACGACGACCCAGGAAGACTTACCAAAGCTGCTTCTTATTTGATGAAACAGTTTTTATGATCGTCGACGACTCCATCGAACTTGCCCTCCTCCGACGTCGCAAAGCCGAACTCCTCAAGCAAAAGATTCTCACCATCAAAAATGATGGGCTTGTCTACTACAAGCCTCATGCTAAACAAGACTCCTTCCACCGTTCAACCGCAAAGCGTCGTGGTTATTTTGCAGGAAACCGTAGTGGCAAAAGCCACGCTGGGTGCGCCGAGGATGCTGCTTGGCTTCGTGGAGAACGTTCCTGGCTTCATGTTGATGACCCCGCACGAAGATCTGCCATTCCACAACACCCAACAAAAGGACTTGTTATCACGACCAACTGGGATAAGGTGGACGAAGTGTATACGTCCAATCGCGGAAATGAAGGCAAGCTTTGGAAGTTTCTACCTCGTGACGGCTTTATCAAGCGTACTACTCGAAACCACGAGGGTAAGATTTGTATAGTGGAGTGCTCGAATGGCTCTGTTCTTCGCTTTGCCACCGTTCGCTCTTGGCTCAACGATCCACAAAGCGTCGAGTCCACCGACTACGACTTCATCCACGTTGACGAGCCATGTCCGGAAGGACTTTGGATTGGAGCATCACGTGGTCTCATGGATCGTGATGGTTATGCGTGGTTTACACTAACAGCGTTGTCGGAGCCGTGGTTGACCGATGCTTTTCTCCCAGGTGGTATGTTCGAACGTTCCTGCTTCAAGGTCGAGGGTTCAATTTACGACAACCCCTACATATCAACCGACGCCATTAAACTTTTTGAGGACTCCTTGAGTGATGAGGAAAAAGAATGTCGCTTATTCGGAAAACCGATGCACTTGGCAGGTCTCGTGTACAAGGAGTTTCAGTATGATAAACATGTCGTTCGGAACCTTCCCAAAGGGTGGCGTTCGTCTTCGGAACCTCCTAAGGAATGGCCAGTGTATTATGCTATTGATCCACACCCGAGAACGCCACACTGTGTTCTTTTCGTAACGGTTGATCCACGAGGTAAACTTTACGTGTTTAACGACATTTTTGAGCACTGTAACGTTGGAGAGTTATGTGTTCTGATGAAGAAGACCACCGATGGAAAGAACCTAATCCGTGGCATCGCTGACCCTCTTGCCTTTATCGAGGTTCAAACCACCGAAATGTCATGGAGTGACGACTTTGCCTTGAATGGTTTTCCTGTCGAAAAAGGTGTCAAAGACCCTATGCGTGGAATTTCAAGGGTCAAAGAACTTCTGGTTCACGACCCACCAATGCTTCTTTTCACCGAGTCTGCTAGGAGAACCTTGTACGAGATCCAGCGTTGGTTCTGGAACGAGGACACGAATAAACCTGTTGATAAGGACGACCACGCGATGGAGAATTTGTATAGACTGGTTCTTGATGAACCGTGTTGGGTTGACTACAGATCGTATAATAGGGTGATTGGTGATGTGGTTATTGACAAACCTTTGTTGGATTTGGACTCGGTTAGCTTGAAGATTTAAATATGTCTTTGGCTCAGCATAATTACTATCTACGTAACAAGGATAATCCTGAATACGTTAGAAAAAATAGAGAAGCTGCTAAGAGGTACGTTGCCAGGTACCGGGAAAGAGTTAGAGACATTACAAAGAACACCAATCTGTTTTCCCATTACAAGATAGATTTGGAAATTTTTCGTGAAATGGTTAAAAAACGTGAAGGGAAATGTGATATATGTGGTCGGTACGAAGGGGAGTCATTGTCTGTTGATCACAACCATGACAGTGGAAAAATAAGAGGTCTTCTTTGCAATAACTGCAACAGAGCAATAGGTTTGATAGGAGAAGACCCGAATATTCTTAGCAGAGCTGTTAACTATTTGTGTTTGAATTTCAATGGTGCGAGAGACGAGTGTTTGAAAGGCTGGCCAAAGACCGAAAGAAAGTCTATAGTAAGGAACGACGTTAATAGTGAAGAACGTTGTAGGTTCGACTAGAAAGGAAACTTATGCTAGGCAAGAACGCACCTCAATCTTTGGCACTTGGTCAACTGGGAAGTATCTTCATCGACGACACCAACTTACACACTGGAGATTTTGGAGTTATTTACTGCATAGCCACATGTACCTTCACAACTCTCACTAGTGGCAAGCTTCACGATGGCGTTACTCCTTGTATGTCAGGCACGCTCGAAGGCATCGCCTTGAGTGCTGGAATGCACTTGTCTGGTCGTTTTTCTGCCATAAAACTGGCGACTGGAAAAGTTGTCGCTTACAATCTATGAATCTTATCGTGGCTGGCATTCATGGTCGTTTGACTACTGTGTGGCCAGAAAGCTCGATGAGGGTCAGGCTTGTGGGGTCGTATGATTTACCCTATGATCCACCACCTCCTGCCACGACTGATGTTTTCGTTATCGGCGGCGAAGCAGGCGAGATTATTAGTGGCGAATCCGGTGAAGAAATAAGACGAGAATGAAAAGAAGAATTTTCACAACCCTTGCTGGTCTGCTCGCTTTAATCTCGATAGCAGCCACGCTAATCGTCAAGATCAGCGAGTTCCCTGCCGTAACAACCCCATCCGACACCGACCTTTTCCTTCTCGCATCTGGTTCTACTAACAAGAACGTCACCTTTGCCAACCTTCGCAACGCATTAGGGGGTTCGAGCACAAATGTTGTTAACAATCTGTATTCTACCAACGTCTACAGCACAACCAACTACTACACCGTCGGTAAGGGTGGCAAGCTAATCGTGACTAACGGTATCACGCCACTAGACGTGACCGCCAGTAGCCTGTTGCGTGTGGACTCGAACCAGAAGATTGCCGCAACGACCGTGGGCACTGGTTTGTCGTTCGACGGCACAACGCTCTCAGCGAGCAGCAGCGGAGGTGGCTCAGCTCTCTACGTCAACGGCACAAGCGTCACGAATGCTAATTTCAAGGACGGTGCATTCATAGTGATCGACACAGTGGCGACTACGAACCTATCAGTCAGGCCATTGGCGACTGTTACGACTCTTACATGGTCGGGAACGAACCTCGTCGGCATGGACCTCGCAGCGTCGAAAGTGTTCAAAATTACTCTGACAAACAGCGCGTTTTTTGCCACAAGCACATTTGCCAACTTACCAACGACATCCCAATACGCCGAATGGGTTCTAATGGTACAAGAAGATTCGACTGGCGGTTACTTTCTTAATTTCACTAATTCCACAATCGCCTGGGCAGAAGGCGTGCAGCCAGTTAAGACTACCAACGCTAACGCCATCGACTATTACTATTTCCACACCGACCTTTCGACCAACTCAACCCTAGTAGGCAACATGAACCAGAACGTCCACCGATGAGAAGCTTGGCCATATTTCTGGTTGGTCTAACCGGCCACTGCGCTGGCATCCAGTTCAACACGACTGATCCAAACGTTCGATCTTGGAGATATGACAGTGCCAACACTAGTAGTCTAGCCGCACAGAGTGCCACCATATCTGGCTCAAGTTACTTGGCTGCCACGCGTTTTATTCTAAATATCAAACGTTGGGGTGTGCGATCACAGATTACACAATGTCAGCTCTACATTGGCAATCAACTTGCAGCGTGCCAAGCACCGATTATCAACGATGGCACTTTTAGTATTGCGGTGAATAGCTTCGTTGCTGGTGATTTTTCCGAGGCAACAGGTTTAACTGGTAATGGATTAACGAAGTTTATCAATACAGGTGGGGCAACACCAACGGCCACGGACAATGCTCACGTGTCAGTTTATATCAGGGTTAGTTCTGGTGCAAACTCTACCGGGATTGGATCGACCGACACAGCAAACACAACTCTCCTATCGCCCAATCTACTTGGCACAACTTATGGTGCATTGTGGGCTAACGTGCCCGGCAATCGCACTGCTACCACCGATAGTAGTGGTGTGGGTTACTATAATCTGTCCCGCACCGCAACCAACAGCTTGATAATATACAAAAACGGAGCATCCTTTGATACGTCAACGAATCCGGCTGGTTCAAAAAATAACGCCGGTGTTTATGTTCATGCGTTCAACAATAATGGCTTAGATAGTAGTTGGAGTTCATCCACGTTTGCATTCTATAGTGTCGGTGGTGGATTAACTGTAACCCAGGAGTTGAACTTGTGGAAGGCGGTTCAACGTTTGCAGATAACTATGGGCCGGTCAGTTGGATCAACAGCACTATGAGCGAAGAAAACGACAAGCACAACCGAACGTGGAAAGCTGTCGCCATCTGCACCGTGGCCTTCATGCTCATCTGCGCGGGACTGTTCGCTTCGCGGTCTTGCCAAGAGACAAAGCCAACACGTGCGCCGCAGACTAATGGGCCATGACTTCTATGGGCAGCATCACCGATTTCATACGAAAAGAGACACCACACTTGACACCAGTGATAATCGACGGTGCGATAGGGGTGCTGACACCAACGCTAGTGTTCTTCATCGCGGGTGCGAAGGACTTAGTGAAACAACATGATGACTCCTGGGCAAGTTGGCTTTTGCTCCTAGGTGAGTCAGGCGTTGTGGCCCTAACCGCACTCGGAGCCTTTCGTAGCAAAGCCTATCAACAGTGGAAGGACCACCGGCGACAAGAGAATCCTGGATGAAAACAAACACTTCCCCACTGGTCGGGTTTCATAGGCCAGCTCTTACAAAACATCGAATGGGCACAATGCTCATTGGTCTGGTCTTTTATGGCCAGACCCTTCAATTTGCCGGAGACAGACCATTGACAAAACTCGAAGCCGCCGTGCAAGCTGGACCACGCATCCACGAGGTCAACAAGGCTGCAGCTAGGCCGGGTGAGCAACCACATGCCTACGCCTCACCAGGTCGTGAAAAGCATGGCAAGCCACCACCACCGGGGCAATCCAAGAGGCCATGAACTCTGACCCTGAACCACCCAACCATCACCCGGTTCACCCTCGTGTGCTCGTGGTCGAGGACAATGTAGAGCAGGCTGTCCTGTTGACAGAGTGGCTGGAACAGCAGCGGGTTGAGGTCACAGTGGCCAAAGGCCCCGACTACGCCGCTGATGCATTGGCTCACATGCACGCAGCTCACGCAGGCAATGCGCCGTTCCACATGGCCATTCTCGACCTGAGACTCGGCCAACAAAGCGGCTTAGGTGTCAGCCTTGTACGTGCCATAAAGAGTGGCTTCAGGGCAACGCACGTTGTGATCTGTAGTGGTGACGCCAACCTACTCGTTGACTCTATCAGCGTCTGTGGCTACTGTGGCGTTCTCTACAAACCCTTCAGCCCGTCCGAAATCAGAAGGATGTTGATTGTGCACCGTCTTCCGGTGCCTGACTGACACAGCTATGCGTGATGTTAGAAAGCACCACGAGACGTTTGAGAGACGAGTTAGCCTATCACGTGGCTACACGAGCAACGAAGGTAATGATTACGGGTCAGGATGCACAGTTGCTGGTGCAGTTGCTGACACACTCCTTGGAACAACAGTGGACCTTGAACGGTTTGATCGAGATTGCCAAGATGACGCCAGGTGAACCGGAACGTTTCATATGAACATGAATAAGAACAACGCATTGCTGGTAGTGTGCCTATGCATCACGTGGCTGGTCTGCTCCTGTGCAGAGCTTTATCGCTCGACCGTAACCCTCACCGCCATCGTCGACGACGCAGTCAAACAGTACGCCCATGCCTACAACCAGGGCCTTGTGCCACCAGATATTGCCACGAAGGTCAGTGTCGCTCACTTGCAATATCGCCGTGCTGCTGGCGTGGCTCACGATGCTCTGGTGGCTTACAAAGTGTCCGGTGACTCTAAGGACTTCAACTCTGCACTCGACGCTGCTAAAGTGGCTGCTGACTCGTTTGTCCAGGCTATCCTACCTTTTCTGGTGCCTGACAAAGCCACAGCCATCAAAACTCAAATCCAAAAGGCCACCCAACCATGAACGAACTTCTCCTCGCCAGTATCCTCAACTTTGCCACCAAGTTCGGCATCGAAGCAACGAAAGCTTTCCTTGCTAGTCGTGGGGTAACCATCGACGACGTAATCGTGGCCCTCGACAACGCTCAAAAGAAGTCCATCGAGCGTTACATTGAGGAAGATGCACAGATTACCAAGCAGCAAGAACAGGCTATGGGTCAGCAACCACAACTCTAATGGACGAGTCCATCTACGCTGACTTAGAGAAGGAAGACCAGTCCGCTTTTCACAAGCAGATGTTGACGGATTGTCGTGCACTTGTGACAATCTCGCGTCGAAAGATGACTGGCTATTATCCTCGCTGGGATCGAAATGACGAAATTTTTCGCTCGATTCGTCCACGTGATGCTGATGACGTTAAAGCAAGAGAAAGAGGTGAGCCGGAAAAGATGGTCATACCCATCGCCTTTAGTCAAGCCCAGACCTTCGTCGCCTTCTGTTACTCTCTCTACACCCAGCGTGACCGCATCTTTGAGCTTGAAGGCTTTACCGCTGACGACGACGTGCCAGCCAAGATTGGCGAAGCGTTATTGGAGCAGAATCTTTCCTATAACAAGTTTGAAGCTCTACTCGACCTCTTTCTTCGTAACATTGCACGCTTTGGTCTTGGCATTATCAAGGTCATGTGGACAACGGAGATGCAAACCATCCGTGAACAAGTGGAAACACCTGGGAAAAGCTTTCTTGGCGTACGCTTGACCGGAAAAAGCAAGCAAGAAATAACTCGTGAAGCCGTCAAATACCAAGGCAACAAGCTCGTCAACATCTCCCCCTATCGTTTCTTTCCAGACACTCGCCTGCCTCTTATCCGTTATCAGGAAGGAGAGTTCTGTGCTTCCGAAGACCTCTATAGCATGTCCCAGCTAAAACAATGGGAGCATGAGGGTGAGGTGTCTGGTGTCGACCACATCAAGCCCATCAACAAGGACTTCGAGATGATTCGTGGTTATCGTTTCGACACTGGCGAGGAAAGTCTTGGCGCATTTTCACCGGGCAGTGGAATGCGTGGGGACGGGCAGGTCAAGAAAACCGTCCTCGTCACCGAAATCCAGCGTGAGCTTATTCCTGCCAAGTACGAGATAGACGGCGTACCACTTGGGAAAGAGGACTACCCCGTCAAATACGTCGTTTGGCTGGCTAATAACCAACGCGTGATCAAGTGTGAGCCTCTCGGTTACCTTCACAACCAGTTCACTTACATCGTCGCCCCATTCATCTACGATGACAATGTCCACGTCGGCGATGGTCTCATGGACACCATTGGAATGCTCTCAGATGTTATCACCTGGTTTATCAACTCTCGAATAGCTAACGTTCGCAAGGTGATTGGTGACAAACTTGTCGTCCAGCCCAAAAACGTCAACATGGATGACCTCGAACAACGTCGTCCGGTCATTCGTCTAACAAGCTCCGCCTCCGGTGACATCGAGCGCAGTATTAAGCAACTTCAACTCACTGACGTTACCTCCAACCACATTGCTGATGCTAAGTTCCTTCAAGAGATTGTCCAAATCGTCACTGGCATCAATGACTCTCTACTCGGCCAGTTTCAACCGGGGCGCAGGTCTGCCACGGAGCATCGCAATGTGACCAGTGGTTCTGCCGCACGACTCAAAGCCTGTGCCTCGGTTCTTTTCAAGGTTGCACTCGAACCAATGGCTAGACAAATGCTGTCCAACCTCCAAGACGGTTTGGACGAGGAA